CATAGACAACAAATAAATCTTTACTTCTGCCATCATGAGTATGCAAAAAAGCTAGAGTAGAACCTACTCTTCTTCTTCCGTAAATGACTGGTATCTTTCCACCTTGAGCAGTTTTTTGACCTAACACAGATTGACCTTTTGAAAGCAAGTCTTGTGCTTCCATGTACCCTTTAACACCTGTAGCAACAGCATAAACCTTTACAGCAGTCCAAACAGCAGAAGCAACAGCTTTAACTGTTGCAATCATGTCAGCAAATATTTTAAATTCAGCGAACATTAATCAGCACCCCACCTAATATCTTCTTTAGTTTGATCTGCATATTCAAATCCAACATCTCCAGAATACACCTGCTGTTGTGATTCATCTGTAAAATGTCTTCCCTTTTTTAGATTCCAGTTTGACCAGTGATTAGCAACAGATAAAGTTATATGAGAAGATTTATTCGTTTCTCTTATTGTTGCTGATTTAATAAATCCAGAAAAGTAAGTAGTAGCATCTACTAATGTTTCATTGTTATCAAAAAAGGCAATATAAATATTACAAGCAACATTAGTGTAATTGCCATCTTCAATTAAAGTTCTGACATCACTTGTGATGTTTTGCATAGTAACACTAAGTTCCTGTATCTTAGCTTCGCCATTTTCTGTTGAAGTCTCTACAGAAATAAAGTCTCCACCTGCTTCGTAAGAATTAGAATCATAAGTAACGTCTCTATAATAATTGGTTGCTCTTAAAGGAGTTGAAAAATTAAATTCTAAAAGAAAAGCAATTTTATTAGCATCGTTTGCTATTTGAGTTTGCAAACCTGAGCTAATTGATCTAGCCATTATGTTATAACTTCTCTTACTTCAAATTGTATGTTGTAAAACCCAGATGGGTCTGTGTTATAAAGAATTTCTTCTGATGTTAAATAAACTGTAAAACTTGGTTTATTAACTGTAACTGCTTCATTATCTGCTAATGTGGTTACAAGATTTGGTTCTATTAATACTGTAGCAGCTCCAGTTCCATCAGAATCTGCATCTGCTTGAACCATGTAAACCTTTGAATGACCTGCAAAAGAAATAAGATCTCCTGCTTTTAAAACTCCAGATGTTGATGTAGAGAAACCGTCTAGGTCTATTGTTCCATCTGAAGCTGAATGAGCTGATACTACTTGTATATCTGTTTCTGCCTTATCAGCTCCTCTATTGTCTGTTGGATATTGAATAGTGAAAGTTTCAAAACCACCTTTTTGTTTTTGCAAGAAGGCAAATACATCCATAGCATCATCGTATTGTAACGGTGGCATCTGAACTGAAAATGTAAAATATTGTGAACCTATTTGTCTTGCAACCCTTCTACCAGAAAGACTGTGATTCATAAGAACAGGTCTTACATTTTTGAAATCTAATGCCCTAAACTTAGGACTTGTAGGAAAAGCACCACTCATACTACACCCATCTTACCTCTCTGATTCATAGCGTTATTTATAATTGCTGTAATCATTCCCTTTCTTGATGCAAGCAATTCGTCAAACCCTGTTGCATCTACAGCAGAGATATTGAAGTTAACAGTTGCACCGCCCATGCCTTGACCTTTCGTATGATCAATAACTGTTTCATTGGGATGTAGAATTGCAGGGAATCCACCTCTACCATCTACACCGCCTGCTCTTGCACCATAACCAGTAAATCCACCACCTTCGAATCCAATGCTTTTGAAAAAGGTTTCAACCTTTCCTGTAATTGGTGCAATGATTGCTCGTTGTATAGCAATCCTTAATAATTGTTCTATAACGTAATCTGCAAACTTTTTAAATTCTAGCTTGCCTGATTTTAAAGAATCTATGATTGAGTCTTCAAACTTCTTCATAGTTCCTGTAGTAAGTTTTGCCAATACTTTTTCTGTATTGCCAATTTCACTTATAAATGCCATCACTGGTTGTGATAGCTTTTCTACAGATTTACCTGTTTCTTTTATTTCTTCATTGACTTCTTCTAATGGTTCTTTGACTGTGGTTATTGAAGTTCTAATTCCATCGAATTTTGCTCTTAATGCATCAATATCAATTACAGCTTCCTCAAAGAAACCAAATGTTCTAGCTATGCTAGTAACACCGTTGGCAAACTGAGCCATAGCAACTATAGCTTTTTCTAAACCATTCACCATGCTAACAGCTATATCTCTGCCAAGACTTTTAAAACCGCCTGCTAATTTACCTGCTTTGACTATTAGATCAGAAAATCGTTCTGCCATGCTTTGCAAAATAGGTAAAAATGCAGCTATAACATACTGAACTACGGTTTTTATTTGTTTAAAAAGAATGCTGGTAGTATCTGCAAATTTCTCAAATGCTGCAGTAGTTTGTTTATCAATGATTAAACCAAGATCATTAGCTTCATTAAAGAAATCATTAAGACCTGCAGAACCACCTTTTAAGGTATTTACTAAAGCAGCACCCTCAGAGTCAAAGAATTTAAATGCTAACCTTAATCTAGTTGATGCATCTTCAGTATTCTGAATGCCATCAGCAACCTCAAACAGTACATCTTTAGTGCTTTTAAAAGAACCGTCAGAATTCTTTAATTGAATTCCAAGTTCTTCTAATGCAGCTTTTGCTTCACCAGTACCGTTTTGAGCTTCGCCAACTCTTCGTATAAACCTCTGCATTGCCATATCAAGAGTTTCTTGAGCAATACCTGTTTGGTCAGCAGCAAATCTTAATTGCTGTAGAAGCTCTACGTTTATGCCTAACTTGCTTGCGGTTTTGCCTAATCTATCAATTGCATCAGTATTGACTTTAACGAAAGCTCCAAGACCTGCTGCAGCACCTGATGCTGCTAAACCAACTTTTGTTACAGCAGCAGCAGTTCCCATACCGAATTTATGAACTTGCTTTAATCTGTTAGTTACAGCAGCAAATGCAGCTTTAGTTTTATCTATCGCTGTTAATTCGTATGAAACTCTTCTTTTAGCCATCTTTCCTTCTTTCTAATGCAATTTCAAAATATGCCAACCATCCTTGATATTCTTGGATACTAATTTCCTGAATTTCTTCTAAGGTTTTGTGAAGTTTTTCAGCTAACGAATATCTGTTAAATAAATCAGTATCCTCTAGGAGTTTTTTTTGACGGTCTCAATTGGTTCAGTACCCATAATCTTTTGAGCAACATCAATTAAAACTTCCCTATCAACGCTATTAAGCAAAGCGTTTTTGTCTTGTAAATCAAATAGCTTGTCACCATTTTCATCAAGAGCTTTATAAATTAAAACGTAAGCCATCATGGTTAGATCATCATCTTTGCTCATTTTATAGAGCTTAGAAGTTTCAGCTAACGTTAATGGCTTACTATATATTTTTAAGGGCTTATCTTCTTCGCCCCATTCTGGTACTTCAATTAACTTTACATCTTGCTCTGCAAAATGTTTTTTAGCGTTTTCTATTGCTTTCATCTTATGCAACAGTGCTTTCAGTTAATGAACCTGAACCCTGCACAGAAATGCTTGCTTCCACGAGTCCATCGAATGAACCTGATCTTGTAACACCTGTGACAATAGCTGTACCAGTATAATAAGTGTCACCAGATGTATCACCTTCAGGATAAACGTTTAAAGTAACTTCAGAACCTATGCTTAAAGCACCTTGTCCAGAAGTATCTGTCTCATCCCAAAAAACATCCATGCTTCCTGTAAAAGAAGTTAAAGATGATTTGAACGATCTAGCAGTATCACCCATTGAAGTATCCTCAAGTACGTCTGCAGTTTCTTCTAAAGAATAAGATCTAATCTCAGCTACAGAATTGCTGCCTACCTTGATAACACCTTCGCTACCTTTATGAGTTGCCATTTTCTATTTCCTCGTCTTTCGACTTTTTAGAAGAAGATTTAATTTTTGTTTGGATTGCTTCTTCTTTCCAACCCTTATTCTTTAGACTTTCAACCTTAGAAGGATGAGCATCTATAGAAACTTTTCCGTCAGGACTAATCATTTTCATGTTTTTCTCCTAAACTCCTAACTCAGAATCTTGTTCTTGAGTATGATAAATAGTAGTAAAAGTAAGGGCAACGTAACCTAATGGCTTTTCACCCTCTCCGTTAAATTCTATTTCTGTTGATGATATATAAGAATCTTTTGCAAGACCACCCAATGTAACATCAGCAGCAATAGCTTCTTCTACCTCTTTACTAATTGTATCAATAGTATCATCAAAGTTGGTAGTAGCTTTTGCATAACCTTCAACTACTACTTCTAATTCCCTTGATAAAACTCTATTTGTACCAATTACTTGAGGTTCTGAAGTTTCTGATTTTGTATAAATTACTAATGCAGGAACTGTTTCTAAAGGATAAATCCTTGATTCATGAACATTACTTCCAGTTGTTGTTAAACCAGTTAATGTAGTTGCAAAATATTCTCTTATTTGCTGTCTTACGTGTGACATTTACAGCTCCTCTAATTGCAATGCAGTAAAACCAGTTCTATCTGATTGCACATTTACAATTGTATATGATTGTGCTGCTTTTAGGGTATTGCCTTCTACATCTGTAATAGCACTGACAGCTAATGTATCTCCATAAGATGCATTAGGAGCATCTACGGTTCTACAATAAGCAATAGGTTGTAATGCTTCTACTCCTATTCCCTGCTCTTGTTCTGTATATTCATTATTTAGAATAACATTGATAACTGAATCAACATCATTTCTTGTATAGGTTGCACTTACAGCATGACCATAATTGATATCAAGATAAGCACTCATATCTGCTTCTGTCTCCAATCTAAATTGAGACATTATTGCTCCTCAAGCACAAGTGAAACCATGCCTGTATTATCTGGCTCAACAACCCTGACCCTGAATTCTGTTTGTGCTTTTAAGACATTACCTTGATCTGTGGTAATTGCATCAACAACAATTTTGTCGTTTTGTGAAACATTAGGTGCATCAGAATATTTAA